CTGGCCGCTTCAGCTTGTTCGCCTCTCCATGCCCGAGCCTCTTCACGCTCAGGTTCCTTAATAAGGACATCGGCCCCATACTGAGCTGCAAGCGCTCGAGTAAGAGGATTCTTCTGACCTTGTTGTGCCCATGCTAGATTCTGTTGTTGAGTCGGTTGAATGGGGGCGGACATAAGTGGCCCCTGGCCTTCTTCGACAGGTCCTGCCTGCTCAACTCTAGTAGCTTGCGGTCTAGCACCCATCCACTCGTCTGACTGTGCCTGCATAGCTTTAGCTAGACCAGCTTCTTTCTCAGCAGCTTGCTTTTCACCATAGTAAGCAGCAATCTGTTGAATGCCTGGTTGAAGATGTTCTTGCAAAGTTGGAGGTGTCCATATCTTGCCGATCATCTCACCACGAGGTGCACCTTGCAGTAAAGCTTGCTTACGCAAAGCATCTATCTGTGCTCGAGAGCGTTTAACCTGCTCGAGCTCAGTATCAAAGTCAGAGTATTGGGGTAGGGCTGCTTGTGTCATTATACGTACCCACCTAAAGCACTACCTGCACCACCACCGATGCTTGCACCTGCAGCTATACCCATAGGATTACCTGCAGTTGCTACACCACCGATGATACCGCCTGCTACTGAACCTACACCACCCATTAAACCTGTTTTCTTCTTCATTTGTGCATTATAAGCATCTAGTTGAGCTTGATATTGTTGCTGTGCTGCTCCAGTTAAATCTGCTGCCCCAGCATTACCTTGGTTAAAGAAGTTGCCAAATTGCATACCTGGTACACCACCAGCTGCCCCCATAAGTTGCGAATATTCAGAGAGGGGGAGCTGTCTCTTCATAAGTGCTTCCTGCATCTCACGACTACGATCTTCTGATTGAGCTCCACGTGCTAATGCTTCTGCTTGATTGCCGATGTTAAACATCGTTGTGCCTTCACCAAGTTGCTGACCTCTAAGGGCATTAGCATAATTAGCAGCCTGTGTCTCTTCACCCACACTTTGTTGTCGTGCCGCTAGACTTCTATTAAAGATGTCACCATAGGCACCCATAGCGCCTAGCAGTGCCTGGTTATTCATATCATTAGATTTCTGGCCTAATGACTGCATTGAAGCATTCCAAGCAGGTGAACCTTCAGTTATACCTTGTGCCTTAAGCCTAGCAATCTCGGCATCTCGGCCCTGTTCCATAGCAGGATTAAGCCGCCCAAGCATTGCTTGTTGTACTTCTTGTACAGAGCCAAACCCTGATCCTGCAAGGGCAGGATTGTCACTGTAGTCTATCTTGCCCCAGTTCTCCATTTTACTGGTATCTGGTGCAGCACTACCCTGCCATCCTTGGACATTAGTCATACCACTAGTATCAAATGGCTGACTATACGTATCTCTAATTCCGCCCAACATCCCACTAGCAGTATCAGTTAAGTTCTGCGTATTACCTCGTTGAGAATCAAGTATCTGCTGATACTCAGGGTTATATTGCTGACTCTGAGTAGGATTACCTTGAGCATCTGTACCCCAAGTAGATGTACCATAGGGATTACTTTGATTAACCCTATTAGCTTTAGTCTGGTACTCAAAAGCTTCCTTATTCAGGCCAGCTTGTTGTGTAGCCAAATTCGCATAGTCAGGCGGCGGCGGTGTTTTAGATGATCCACCCATGATTTACCTCCAACCATTTACATTGATGTTTATACATCTTCAAGATAGTCTCCCCACCATCTGGGAAAACATCTTGAACAGTACAAACAAGTTTAAAACCAAGTTTCACAGTAAGATTAACTACAAACTCGTTAGCTGTAGGAATCTTGGCAAAAATCACATCACACTTGGCCTGGTTGAAGGGGTAATCAAATGCGGCCCACATGAACGACTTTGTTAACCAACCTGGACTACCTACTACATGCATCACACACGACTTACCAGTCCAGTTATCATATCCTACAACACCCACTATCTGTCCATTACTATTCCTATTACCTAAACATATTAAACCATTAGTATACTCTATATTATTTCTTTCTAGCATCCAGTTCCTAAGATAAGGCTGGCCTACATACTCTATCATAACGGTCCACCAGCCCTTATCGTGTAATCAGTAGCAATCCAGGTTGTCTCAGATTCAGTAGTAAGGTTTATCATTAAGGACACTGCTGTGCCCATACCCTCACCTGAACTCCAATCTTTCTGTACAAAGTAGCCACCAGACCATCTACCTGAACCCCATTGTGCTTCCCCCCACAATGCTACTGCAGATTTTGCTACAGAGCCGGAGGGGAGGGGCATGTCTGGTGCTAAGTAATCGTATACTATCTTAGAGGTATAACCTGCTTTACGCGCACCCATGAACATGGGTCTATATAGTCCTACTTGCTTCTGTGTTGTAGGCGAATTAAAGGTCGAGAAGGCTTGTTGGCACTGAGAAAGAATGTTAGTTCCACCAGAACCATTAAGTTCGATGTTATCCTTATCACCTACCCATGCGCGATAGACTTTACCGGTCTTATCTCCAAAGTATGGCATAGTAGATAAACGATGCCAGCATTGAGCATCCATACCTGTAAATGTACACCATCCATTATTAGTAACATTATTAATCAATTGCCCATTAGTACCAGCATAAATAGTTGGTATATTAATGACCAATAGATTAATAGCAGGGAAATATTCCATCTCCCAACCGCTAACATCAAAGAGACTTGAAGTCAAGTCACTAAGCATAGCTTGAATCTTCTTGCTATAAATACTCTTATCAGTCTGATTAACTTGCGTTGATACTAAGACTGTAGATAGAGACATAATACCTGTACTTGTGAGATATAGCAAGTCACCAGATATGTCTGTAAAGTATCTACGACCACGAATAGGTGCTCCAATAAAGAATGTACCTATATGCTTCCAAGTTGCTGCTGTAACAACGTCTGTACCAGCAAAGACTACAGCTTCACCATTAGACGAGAGCGCAACTAGTTTATCATCAGAACCTGATCCTGCATCTATCGTCCAAGTAGCAAGCGTAGAAAGATAGCCGCCCTTCTTAAAGAACGGTCCAAAGTCAAAGTACTGAGCTACACCATAAACAGCATCTGGTGGCAAGAACCATCCACGTGTATCATTAATTGGTACAAACCATAGACGATGTTGATGAACAGTAACTTGAATAAAAGTAGCGGGATTTACACTAGCTATCGTACCACTAACGCTTCCGTTTCCTGCGATAAGTCTCTGTAAACCACCAACGCCGTACCAAATAGGGTTATCAGCACCATTAACAAAAATAGTATGAGTGCCCGCCACATTTGCAAAACTCACTTGTTGCCAATAGTTGTTATTCAAAGTGGTCAGAAGGGGGGCAGCTACAGCACCTGGTGTGGTAATATCATACATTTTACCATCACCAAAGGCAAAGAGATTAGTAGCACCTGTGCGGTTAATCCAACTGCCTATAGTTTCTACTGGACCATTTATACCATATGAATGTACTTGATAACCTTTTCTGACCATACAGCCATATGGCTGTGGTACAATATTAACTAGCTTAATAGCATCTGTGGGCGGCATTGTCACCAAGTTATCGAAGACGTTTAGTCCCCCAAACGGTGATGGCACCGTCTGTATAACATTGGACTTAACAGATGCAGGTAGCGAGGTATTCATTATGTATTCCAGGAACCATCAGGAATTTGCCATGACCCAATAAGACCAGAGGTAGCAGATGGCGTCAAAGACAACACAGGTGCTCCTTTGTCCTTCCCTATCAGAGTCAGGAACATGCGCATAAAGTCAGCCTTAGGCGCAGTAGTATCAAAACCCTTTAACTCATAGAACTTCAACCTTAAAAACTTAATGATCAACCATGGCTGATACTGAATCTTATCACCATCTTGTGTTACTATTTCAATCTCAGAGTAATCAGGTCTAATGACCCAGTTCTTCTTAATGTATTCAATGCTTATATTAGCACCTGAAGATTTAGGAACAGGCAAAAACATCAACTTATCTTGGTATACACGATAGCGCATACCTAAAGCTGCCCCAAGACCATTCTTAAGTCTGCTCCATTCCTGTGGAGATTTCGGCCCAGTTAAGTTACCATTAGCAGTATCATCCCATTGAGTTTGATCAATGTAGTAAAGCCAGTCCGCAGGGAGGGGATATCCTTCCTGATCTTTGACTAAGCTAAAGTCGTGGAACTTTGTAAACTGTTGCCATGGATAATAGAGGTTCAACTCATTGCCAGCACTGTTAAGCAAGGCAACGAGTTGAGTAACCTGTGGATCATCTGTTACGAGAGACGGAGGTGCTGGCAGCCCTAATTCTCCGGCTACTTGTTTCACCAAGGTTAGCGCTGACCAGTAGTCCATATTATGCCTCAGCCTTTTGAGCTGCCATTAACTTAGCAACTTGATCCTTAAGAACCTGAATTTCTGAATCACGCTTCTCTAGTTCATTTTTCAACATCGTAATGGGGGCGGCAGATTTGGCTGATTCTAGATAAGCTACAGCCTTTTGCTTCATGGAATTAAAGCCCATAAAGTGTCTACTATGTGTATCAGAGATACCAGCCAGTTGCTCAAGCGTAAAGACATTAAGTGCCTTAAGCTCAGCAATCTGAGATACAGTCAGGAACGGCACCTCTTCAAGCGGTGTCCCCTCCTGTGCAGGAGTAAGCTTCCTTTGAAAACGATCCCATTGTGCTGGGAATCTGTCTTTATAGGTTTGACTTGCTTTATTGACAAGAACGTCTCTAGATCCAGGCGTAATGATCTTTACCATGGCGACTTCATTAAAGATCGGTCGTCCTTCGACGGCAGACTTTGATTCATCTTTCACGGCAGTCATATAGAACTGTACAAAGAGACGTTTGTCATCCTCCGACTGTATAGAGTCGGAGGTTACAACACCATCATACTCAGGTGTAGGCATTTACTTTTCCTTCTTAGGTGCTGGTTTAGGTTCAGCAAATTTCACTTTGTCATCTGTCTCTTTGATATGCACTTGTCCTGTTATAGGTGGCAGCTTAGCTCCTTCCTCGCGTTCTTTCCTAATTCGCTCATCTTCCTTCTTTGCTGCCTCGTCCATATCTGCCATAAGCTTAAGCCGTTCTCCTTCTTTATCATCACTTTTCTCAGGCTCGCTTGCTTCCTTAAGTGCCTTTGCAGCAACTGCCCTATCATGTTCAGCGGCATCCTTTTCCTCTTTAGTCATGGAGGGGGCGACTGTGGCTGTACCACCCGAACCGAACTGGTTCATGCCAAGAGGAATAGTGAGACCAGATCTATTAGTGAAGCCTGTCTCAATTACGCCTGCTGCTGCTACGTCTGCTGCTGCAGTAACCATCTTCATGGTAAAACCTGTGAAAGCTGGCCCAGCACCAGCATCACGGCTACCACCGCCGCCAGCAGCGCCAATACCAAATCCGGCGGTATACGGTACATTTCTTGATAGTCCTGCAGGATCAGTTGTTGTCTTTCCAGCGGCATCACTCTTGCCACCACCAATATACATCATTGTACCATCACCAGCAGTTCTATCTGGCTTTGTAATACCTGGTGTATAGTCATCGGTAAAGTTGTATGTTGGACCACTTGTTATTTGGACATTTGGAACGCCTTGTGGGCCTACGTTAAGTCCAAAACCAATGCCAGTGGACAAACCACCAGTAGATGCATTTGCATTTGCTACGCCAGTTCCAGTTGCGTAGTCCTTGTCATTGTCCTTAGGTGAGCCCTTAGGACCAGAGATCAGATCAAAGATGACAGGCGTACCAGTGCTTGGGTTCGCTGCATTTTGAACGGGCGTTGCGCCTGGAAGTCCAGCTGGCATTATATGCTCCTTTAAAGGAGGGACTAGCCCTCCATATATTACTCAGTAGAAGGTGTAGGTGTAGGACCTGTTGGTACAAATACTACAACCCACCCAGTTTGCGGTGTCCATACAACCTTCGACACCAATCGCGGTTCATCTGGTCCTGCATCAGGGGGCAAATAGATCGGATGCGACGGAAATGGAGGCAACCCTTGATCTGGCCGCGGTTGTTGTCCTGGCAATCCTTGATCAGGATAAGGTTGGTTCCCAGGCAAACTATTGTCTGGATATACATCCGGTCTATAGATCGGATGACTTGGATAACCGCCTTGTCCACCAGGTAAACTGTTATCAGGATAAGGTGGATTTGGACGTGCCCAAGGTGGAGAATAGCCTGGATCAACTGGGCCACCTTGACCACCACCACCAGGAGGTGGACCGCCAGTATCGCCAATAGGCGTAATTAGCGCAAGAAATGGATGAGGATTCATATTTGCCTTTAGGGTTACTCGTTCATAAGCCCCTGGAATTGCAGACCACTTGAAGTGAGGTTACCAGCCCAAGCCAGGATTTGGACTGCTGCATCTTGGTTCACTGAATACCTTTGTCCAGGTGACAGCGGAACCATGTTACGATCCCGGTGTGGGCGGAAATGCAGATACTTAGTATTAAGGAAGTATGCAGTGCTGGCAGGCATATAGCCACCAATACCACCATCCATGACCACGTCGGCATCCATATACTTAACACTAACAAAACCCAGGGTTGCATTGTCGCTGCTAGAGAAGCGCTGCATGGCTTGCAGGCTGCCCATATACAGACCCCAATAGACGTTATCTACAATGATCAGGTCAGGACGATCTGCACCGCGGACAGTCTTTGCCCAGAGGCGGTTGAAGTATGTCTGAATGTTAGCAGACGTAGTAGCGCCAGGACCATCAGTCGAAGCATCAAACACCTGATTGCGCCAGAAAGGCCATGGATTGCGGTCAATACCACCTACCACACCTGACGTAGGTACAGCAATGATCTGTTTAAGCAAACCATCTACCTGCTTGCCAGCTGCTGCGCTGCCATCACTATAGACACCTTGCGCGAGCAGGTTTGCCATAGATGACTCAGCTACATTGATACGAGCTTCTAGCAGATCAATGACCTGTTCTTTGCCGTTGTTCTGCAGTTGGTCTAAACCAGAGATGGTTACTGGACATGCAGCTTGCTTAATGTCATACTGTGCCGCACTGATCACATCTTGTGCAGCAACTGGCAGCAGGTCGTAACCAGCATACCATCCAGCATTACCATTAGCCTGGAACGACAGTTCTTGCATAATGACGTTACCGCCACCGAACGGCTTTACATTACCCTTCTGCTGCAGACGAGACAGAAGGGCATTGTTCTTAGTAACGTTATCTGCAATCTTTCCAGTACGAGATTGAATAGTAGTAGCAATAATGTCACTTATTGCTGCGTTTGCGAATGCCATTTTTTGGCTCCTTAGAAGGTTTCACAGGTTCACGAGGTTCACCTGGATCATTCCGAGTTTGCCGAATAGGTGGGCTTTCTGTTCGTCGCGGGGGCGATAAACCTGTCAGATTTCTGATAAGGTAAAACATTATCTTCCCGATACATGTTCAAAAGCACTTTCTATTGCACCACGGAGTGTCTCCGCATTGTTCACATGCGTAGGTGTGCTCGAGGGTAGACTCTTAATAGAAGCTGATGCTTGCAACGCTTTCTGTGCACGAGCATCACTCGCAGACAGTTGCTGTTGTTGCGCATTAACTGGAAGAGTCACTGGTCCTTCTGCGGCCCAAGCAGGGTTCATTCCAACTGCCATGTTGTAAGCTTGTCCAGGCGTCAAGTAACGCCCGCGCTTTGCATTCATTTCTACAAGATCTGCCATATCCTCACGAACCTCTTCGAAGTGTGGAAATGTAACAGTATCTTCTGACATTCTCTCAATTTCTATTACAGCATCGTTGCGAGTCCTTTGCTGGCGCATGAGGTCTAACTCTTGCTGTTGCTGTATGAAATTCTGAATCGGAGATAGCTTTTGTTCAAGAAGTTGCTCGAGAGCAGATCTTGTAGGATCTGTGGGACCTGTACCTGCTAAAGCTGAATCAAGCTCTTTGATGTCAACGCCATAGTCCTTAATGAGCTTTGCCATAAGATGAGCTCGTTGGACTGGAGGAAATGACGACAGTGCATGTTCAACTTGTAACAGGTTTGCAATAGCTTCTAATGGCTTACCATAGCTCATTAGATGGGCTTCATAGGGACGAATAACTTCTTGAAACTGTCTACTGAATTCTCTTACTTGATTATTTTCACCAAATGACTTAGTAATTTCCTTTTCTCTACGATTAATTTCTGCTTTAACTTCGGGATCAAGTGTTGCCCATTTCGGAGCAACATTAGATTTCCAAGATTTGGGTGCATGGTCTACCGGCGCCTTAGCTTCGGAAGCAAGCGGAACCGCAGTTTCTGGAACCTCCGTCGGAGTAGCAGGAGCTTCAGCAGGAGCCGGACTTTTAGGTTCCTCCGAAGGTGGAGGTGCAGGTGGGGGCGGTGCTGCTGCCTCTACAGGCACAGGTGTTTCGCTCTCAACCTTTTCTACTGCAGCATCTAACGCTTCACGGAGATCATCTGGCATTATACTACCTTAACCTTTCTTAAAGCCTGAACTTGAGCTTTCGCTTTGTCTGCGGCATTAAACTCTTTCCCCACAACTTGTGGGACATTTGCTTTCTTAGCAAACTGTGGATTGTGTGCCACAGCAGCCATAAATCTTTGCTGTTTAGGTGAACTACTTGGCATTTTCATTCTCCCTATTCCAGTAACCTTTTTGGATCATTGCCTTCTTTATATCCTCAAGTGTGCTCTTATCTGAAGTATATCTCTGCCTCAGAGGTAAACCTTTAAGATCTGCAGTTGGCACAACATTATGCCGAGCACAATGATCCCGAAGACCAGCTCTTCCATGAATGACAGTGCCGTCAATAGGGGATATGACGTCAGGTAAGTCAGGCATAATAGTGGGGCCATTTCTTTCGCGTTGTGGCTCTGTGCCTTTTTCATAAGCTACCCCATCTATGTAAATAAAACATTTACGCATTTTTCTTCACCTCTTTAGCTTGTTTCAGCTTTTGCTCATGGGTTTGCTGATCTTGCTTACCCTTGGCCATTCTATCTACCATATCAAAGAGAGACTCTTGTTTAAGGTGCTCTATGTTCTGTCTATGTGATTGGGCATTAGCTTGAAGATCTTGTTGATTCTTCAACGCCTTAAACCTCATATCAGCCATACTAGTCATCTGTTTCATTTTCGCAGTTGCCATGTCGCTCTGTTGCTTTATCTGGGCTGACTTTGCGTCTCCTTGGGTTTTTGCTTCGATTTGCTTAATTTGAGCGTCGGCCTTCTTTTCTTCTGGGGTTGGTTGGGGTGGCTGTCCTGCTTGTTGTTGTTGGGCTTTGAGTTGGTTGTCGAGTTCACGATCAAGCATCCCTTCTATATCACGAGCACCTTTAAAGCCAGAGACAACCCACTTCAGGATATTGACAAGCATTGGGGCCATCTGAGGCGCCTGTTGAATCATTGCCGTAGCTTGCGGCAGATACCCTGCCACAGACGACAATAACTCAATTCTATCTTGTTTTTCCATAGCATAGTCTGCTTGAGCCATCTGGTCAGAGGTAACAGTAATACGCCATTCAAAGCCTTCCTCTGACTGTACCATGTCGAGGGCTTCATCTGCGAGTGCTGCATCGTCTGTTCTGAGTATATTGCTCTTTCTCTTTAGGATTTCAGGGTCAAAGTGCTTGACCATGATTTCCGCTTTAAGTCGAAGAAGTTCGCTGGCAAATTGTGCGATTTCATCTTGAGTATCTTTGATTCTAACCGAAGCAAATTTCGCCTTAATTTCTTGTGCCCCAAGGGTTTCAGATGCTTTAGATGCCCCCCGGACAATATCAGAAATTCCAGTAAGTTCATAGATTTGAGCTTTCGTTGATTCACGCGCTTCGTATAATCTTTGAAGTGCTTGAACCACCTTTTCGAGGGGGAGCCAATCCACTGCACCTGCGACACCGCCTTTCTCTGCAAACATTGCCCAATCAGAAACTGGGATCATGATGTTGTCTACGCCCTCTTGCAGCATCCTTTGAATGCCTGTAGCAGAAGAATCATAGACACCAACTACCTTTACTGCCTTTGTAAGGAGAGCAATTCTGTTATTGAGCGTGTCCATCTCTACATATTGATCCTGGACAAAATAGTAGTCAGGTCTGGGTACAGTGTTAGAAGTGGTAATGTTAGCCAATAGAGGCTTAGGACAAGGCTCAAACCCAACAAGATTAAGAAAGTCGTCTTTTTCATCGAGAATCTCTGGATAATCTTTACAAAGCCAGAAAACCTTCCGATCTGTACGATCCCATATCTCATAGATACATGCCATCTGCATCGCTTGATGTTCAGGCGTTGAACTTACTGGATAAAGCGACATGTTTGCATTAAATGGGCGGAAATTCAAGGGGATATTCTCAGCCATTTCTGCCCCAAACCTCTTGATCAGCGCAGCATGATCCATGTACACACGGCGTGCTGTCCAACGACGCTCTTCCCATATCCTGCATGGACTCCAAAGGAAGTCTTCCCAATACACATAGTCTATTACGACCCTTTGATCTGTGATCTTCTTAAAGGTCATAACTTGTGGGGGTGGTGGCGGAACAGCCTGCTGTTGTAGCCCCATTGCAGGAGATGGTCCTCCTGGGCCGGGCATAGGCTGACCGCCACCATTTGGTGTATTAGGCGGTGCCTGCGGCGGCATTTGAGGCCCCTGCGGTGGCACTTGAGGAGGCTGACCGCCACCCATAGGCATCTGTGGTGGCATCGGCGGGGGAGGATTTGCTGCCATCTGCGCTTGTTGCTCATCTGGTGCTGGACCAGTAGCAAATCCAGAGTTATCAGGCATTTCACCTGATGGATACGCATTAAGAGTCAGTTCTACGTCTTCTATGTCTGTCTCGAGACGTAACCACACCTGTCCAAGACCTGGAATTAGTCTATCCAGGACTACATATTGCATCGCAGAGTTGAATGTATCCCTAGGGTCATCCTTATCAGGCGATATGCAACGTTGTAAGATCATAGCACCTACACGTGCGAGGTCATCTTGATAGTCAATGAACTTCCTACTTACCTCTGGTTTAGGTAATTGGGCATACATTGCCGCTTTAAGGATCTTTGTGTTAGCGTAGAACAGGTTAAACCACTTTTGATGCGAATCTAGAGCATCTCTTTCGTCCAAATAGCGTCGTACGACCTTACGTGCACGCTCGTAGTACTTCTTTAACTCGCTTTCAGCATAGTTAACCTCAGTTATCCACCGTTGGTGCGGTGGCATCTCATGAGGGTCTTTAATGACAGGTGAGCGATCAGGCATTATTTACCCCTTCTAAGGGCATAAGACTGCATTTCAGCAATCATATCATGTATTTCTTTATCATTTTCAAACTCTGCTCTTTCATATACTGGAATACCCTTTTTACCCAAGTACTGGTGTGCCAACTCAGCTTCTTCTGGCTTACCAGTAAAATATGCAAGTACATTTGCTTTGTTTATTCCAAATGGGCCGTACTTCTTTAGCTCAGCATAGTCTGAAGGATTGTAATCAATATTCTGCTTTTTATATGCACGAAGTCTTTCAGTTACGCCTTTAACAAACGCAGGGTCATTATATCTTGGGTCAGTAACACGACTGCCATACTTTCTAACATCTTCAGCATTTAGACGTTCTTTAGACCAATACTTTGGGTTTAGAGCTTTACTTTGCAATGCATCTGCAATCTCTTCGCCTCTATTTATTGGATCAATACCTTTTCCATATTGCACTGCAGCATATTCGTTCTCAGTTAGATTATCATACCTATTTCGTAGCATGTCACTAGGAAGATCACCTTTACGAAGACGTGCTGCACCTTTAGGACTTGTATTAAAATGCTCAAAAGATTGAAACCGTGGTGTCGTATTCATAGACATCACAGATGGTTCTATTGAGTGCATTCCCTTACCAATACTACCACCTTCAGCGCCTGTACCACCTCTATAATATTTACTATCAAATCTATCCTCCAATCTTGCTCGTGCAAGTATTTCTGGAGGTGCTTTCATCCCTGTTTTTTCTTCCATTTCTCTTACAGTAGCCTCCATAGACATGCCTCTACGGGGCGTATAGAAATCATGTGCTTTTAAAGTTGTATTTGAAGTCTTTGGATCTAAACTTCGCGGATTCGGTACAAGGATATTAGGACCAAATTGGTCCATTGTTGACATATTGGGCGCTAAATCAGACGTAATAGCAAAAGATGGATGTGTAAGTTCCTCAAGTGGTTTTCCTGGGGTTTGATTTTTTGCCCAATAAGGTGGTCTACCCATAATACCTTCAGTAGTATGGTATAGGGCTAAGTCTCTACCACCTATATCACCCTGTTTATCAAGATATATCGCACCACGTTGTGCTTCTGGGCTCCCTCTAGGGGCAGGTGTATCTTTAACTGGTGTTCTGCCTACTCCACCACCGCGTAATATGGCAGGAAGGATGCCCGTTGCCATACGTGCTGCGTCGTATCCACCACCTTCACCTTCTTTCTCTTCTAAAGGCGTACCTTTTGCGAGCCAATCTGAGCTAAACGGTACGTTCTTCTTTTCTAAGAGGTCAGGGGGAGTATCTATTAGCCCTAACTTGTGTGCACCATATCCGTATCCTGCGATGCCGAGGTTAGCCACATCCGTAGCGAGGTCGACAGGTGTACCCATTACATCCGCTGTAAGACCACGCACTCCACCTCTTAAGAGGTTGAGTATTCGTGATGTTTCTACTTGTCTATCAGGCATTATGCTATTCTACGGTTCTTTACTACCCTATCAGCATTATCAAGATACAACTCGTCAAGACTATAACCAAGTCTTTTTTCAACCTCAATATCCTGGGATGTCTGCGGTTTTCTTCTCTTACAGACCACAGCCATATACCCAAACGCATCCGCGTAATCTGAACACCAGTCATGCTTTGGTTTATCATCGAAAATGAGCAACTTGTCGTCCCACTCTCTATGATATCCTTTCAAGGCTTCAATAAGGTCTTCCGTCTCTTCTTCTTCGAAGTACATCAGAGGGAATACCCTACGTGTAGCCGATATTCTGTCCTTTACTTTATGATCCGGTACTATGTTTGGCCTTATACCTTCAATTAGAAATTGTTCAACTATTGACTTCTTTGTCTGGAGATTCTTTGCCCGTGCGTCATGGGGGAGCCAGACATCTCCTAAACCATCACCTAACTCATACAATATGCCTATATAATGCAGAATGTCCTTACCACTAGCTGCATAGACCTTCACTATGCGTATATTCCCTTGAAGATCCTCTTGCCAGAAGACCATCACTGTCGCATCTGTGAACCCCAGGTCGAATACTACATTAACTTTAAGGGCAGGATCTAGTAGTCCGTGCTGTACGCGCCCCTCATAAAACACAGAGTTAATCTCATCGGCATATATGGCACCTTTGAGGGCGGAATCAAAAGAGCACTCATATTCCTGGGCATACTCTTCGGGATCCATATCTTCCCGTAGGTCTGCCAGTTCTTCTTTACCAATGATGCCACTAGACGAAGCACGAAGTAGCATCGTGAAGTACTTTGAAGGTAAACTGAGTCCTCTTTTGTACTCCGTATGGAACAAGTTCTTACCTCTAGGAGTAGAGGCGAAGACCCACCAGCCATTACGATCAGATAATGCAGGACGAATAACCTGACTAAAGACTGAGGGTCTAAAAAGTGCATATTCATCTCCTACACCACCATCCAGATACATACCCCGAAGACTGTCAGGATTATCAGCACCCAGGCAATATATTGTTCTATCACCATGGAGGGTAATCTTGAGCTCACTTTCTGCCGGAGGCTTTGAAAAGTATCTCTCACCATAGTCCTTCATATACTGCCATGCGATGCGCTTTGCTTGTCTGTATGTAGGACCGACATAGGCCAGCTGCGGGCGCTCCAATGGACATTCCAGGGCTCCGACAATACAATCATTGACCAGAGCAACTGTCTTACCTGCCCGTCTATGAGTACAAAGCACGGCCCACCGTTGCTTCCTGTTATGAAAGTCGAGGAACGCATCGCGGGGGGCATACTCTTTACTCACTTGTATACTACCTGTTGGTAGACTTCATTCATTTTCAGTCTCTTTCGACAACTTCGGTACCAGGTCTACTACATCTGCGTCCATGGGCTGCTCATCGGCCCTTTTGTAGCTCAATCTGTCCCTTGTCAGCCACGGTATATCTATTACTATCTTTTCTCTATCTCCTTCTGGAGCTGAGGCGGGGAGCAATTTCGAGATAGCCTGGACAAATACTCGCGCATTTTGGTCATTCTTGCCCGCAAACTCCACTAACCACTCACTTCCTCCTAAATGGTCAAAGGCTTCCCTGAAGACTTCACGAAGCTGTCGTGTTATCTTCTTCGGAGAGGCGGGGAGGGAGAGATCGGTATCTCGGAGTTGCTGCATAAAACTGCCTAAAATATAATTATAGCGCACAAATCGGCCTTTGTACAATCCTTTTGTGTATACTTTGTGCAACGAGCGCAACATATGGCTTTACACTCCAGATTTGACGTCTTTTTGTGCTATAATGCTCACTATGTGAGCAGTACGTTGTGCTACGTACGATGTACATCGTGCTTTGTTACCAAGTGGCCGATTTTGGGGTAGTTCGTACGGTACTACGCGGCGTAACAAAATGTAACGGCCATGTCACCAGGTGGCACGGGCCTAACTATTTTGTCTTCAACTTTTTGTAACAAGAAGTAACGGTTGAAGACCAAGGTACTAAGTGTAATGAAGTGTATGTAACATTAATACTATAGTGATATTACTACACGTTACGTAATGATATTAGCTTATACTACTAGCTACTTTGTCTTCAAAAAAGTTGAAGACCAAAGTACTAAGTGTAATGAAGTGTAATGAACTAACTAAAGTACTAGTGTTATATAAGATTTGAAGACAAAGTAGTTAGACTAATACTTAAGTTTGTAGTATAATTAATTCATCAAATGATTAATAAAAAATCAAATGATAATAGTTAGAAATTTCTTCTAACTATAATTAGTTAGTTTATTGAAAGTAGTACTAAATGTCTAAAGTTACAATTGGATCTTTTTCTAAGAATATTATTGCAACTCAAAGTAACTTGTCTAATCAAGAAGTGTTAGATCTAGTTTTGAAAGAATTTCCTAATGCTAAAACATCACTAAGTTGTATTGCTTGGTACAAAAGTGATATGAAAAAACATAACTATAAAGTATCAAAGTTTCAAGAAAGAACTATAGAAGTTATTGAACTAGAACTAATTGCTGCTAATGACAAAGTTCAAATGTTACAAGATGAACTAGAAAGTCTTAAGTCTTCTCAAGAAGAAAGTGAATTGTTAATGTTGGCAACACTTGCAGCAAAGTACAACAAAGAAGTAGTCTAAGTAGAAAGTACTAGAGAAATCTAGTACTTTTTTATTAATTCTGCCCGGCGAGTGGGGGGCAGAATTGTAGCCCGAAGTGCAACGGACAAAGTTCCAGGTACATCGCGGGATCGGTTTCGGGATCCGATTTTGGACCTGGATCTGGATCTGGATCCGAAAGGGGGGCAGGAATTGAGTATTTTGTACTTATCTTATAGGTTTGTGTTCGTGGCCGTGATCACACAATTTTTCAGCAATTTATATATATGCATAGGTAACGGCCTATATATAATTATATATATTGTGATCACATCACAATCACAATCACAATCACATACATAATTATATTAATTAGATTAGATAAGTAAAAAGCAATGCTTTTGGCACTCGTTTGTCTCCCCTTTGTATGCGAAAGCACTACGCACTAGGAACATTGCGCAACGACACCAGGTTACATGTTGAAACACTATTGGCAAAATAAAGTATTTACATGGAGAAAATCATATGATATAATTAATCTTACAAACAGTAAAAAGTTTGTAAATCACTAGAGTTTTTTCAATCAATGTTAGAAGGAAATCAAAATGTCAATTGGTCAATATGCTCGTGAGCTCATCATTGCCTCCCCCTCCGCATCAAATCAAGAAATCCTGGACCAAGTAAAGGCCAGGTTCACGGAAGCAAAAACAAGTCTTGCTTGTATTGCCTGGTATAAATCAAATATGAAAAAGAACGGAACAAAGCAATCTGCCCCCGCTCAGAGAACCCTGGAACTCGTTGAAGATGAGATTGTGCAAACCAAGTTGAAGTTGGCATCACTTGAAGAAGAGTACAAAGAAATGCTTGAAGCGGATAGGGCAAATGCGATGGCCATGATTGAAGAGCTTGCAAACAAGTATGGTAAGAAGGTGGTAGATGCTGAAGAGCAACAGGAAGAGGAACAGGAATAAGTTATGACAAACGCGGAACTAGGTTACACGTTGGTCACAATAGTTGTGGTTGCCCTTGGATTCATGCTGCAATGGTGGTGTGAAGAATGAATTGGCCAATATTCTGGGGCATCAGTATCATAGCCACACTAATTATCATTGCCATATTCTATACTGGAGGTAAGAAATGAAGATCATTGCTCGTACACGTGAATTGCTCCCCCCTCGGGAATGGACAAAGTGGGAAGAGTGTAGAGATACTACTGGCCTGAGCCTCGAAGAGCTTGAAGGTCTGTTACATGATTGGGCAAATGAGGAGGCAAACGGCAGATGGGTCGGAGATACATTCAAAATGAAAAGCGATTATGAGATGGAAGAATTCAAGATAGTCGAGGATGACCTAGATGTAGATAGCATGAACGGAGAGTAACAAGTGATAAGGGTTAGAAATAGCCCTTATTGCCTGGTGCTCTTACCAGAACCAAGAGGAGTAACAAATGGATATGTTTAAAGTCATGCAAATATGCGAGACTGGTGAAGAGAATTGTGCATACGAAGGAACTGAGTTCCAATGCAACAAATGGATTGACGAGAACGAAGAGCAATACCCAGAAAGCAGCTTCTACATCCAACAGTCTGCCCCCCCTTACGGAGAAGAGTGATGCTTGAGATTCTAACTACTTGTGCTGTCATATACCTGATGGCATCTATTGGTGCTGTGTTGTGGATCACCAAACCAAAGAGGTTAGTAGTAACAGAGTGTAAATAGATTTTACATTGGAAAAAATAGGCGTTATAATTATATTACAACAGCAGAAAGATTTTCAAGTGAAGAAAGATCTAGATCAAATGAGTAAGATAGAACTTCTAGAGTATTCTAAAAGGGCTAGATATATGTTAGGGAAAGTGTATAGTGAAAGGGTCCAACTGGAACAAGAACTAGCGGAAACAAAGATAGAATTGCTCAAGCTCAAGAAACAAATTGCCAAGGATACAAAATGAAAGTGAAGATGAACTTCAGCAATATCTCCCCCATCAGTGGGAAGAGTAATACCAGGACTCTGGAAGTAGATCCTGGCGACATAATGAGGTGGCACAACGGGGCACTAATACAAGAAGCCTTGCCGTATTTGACACCAGGTGAAAGAGAGTTCCTGTTGTCGGGTATCACAGATGAAGAATGGGAGGAACTGTTCAAGCAGAAAGGTAAAACAAAATGAGCTATCTAGGAGTCAAACCACCTAAGCACTGTCAACTTGGTAGTGAGCCAATCACCACTGAGTTCATTGATGGTGCCACAAAGACTGGCCAATGGGCATACATGTGCCCGAAGTGTCATGCAGCCTATGGATATGGGCTCGGAGTAGGACGTGGCACAAAGTACGTCAAGCAAACAGATAACCAATGGAAGAAAGTGAACAAATGAATCCGTTCTACGGCCCCTACAATAACAAGAGTGACATCATGATTGATCGTTGCCTGTCCCTGTTGATCTTAGCTCTGCTAATGGTCTACCCCTTTGCATTCTGGGTTCTTTAACTTAAAAGGTATAAGTATGAGTACAGTTACACATAAGAAGATTGTTGATGAAATTATTGCTAATAACGGTAACTATTCTTCTGATCCACCAGTGCATAGCATCGTGGAATACAGATCGGCTTTTGGTGGTGTATGTTGGGGACTCAATTACTCAAACCATAACGCCTATACTCCATCCGAGTATGTCCTGGAACCAAAAGTAATCTTTACAAGAGAAGAGAAATGAAATGGCAAAGACTAATCTTAAGCTCGTGTCAGTTGATGGAAAAGTTGATCGTACTAGGCCTGTTGTCTGCGATTACAAGTACAAGTCAAAAGAAAAGGTTACTCACTCAAGGACTCCTGAACAAGCTATCCAAGCGGCAGTCAAAAGGGTCTTAGCTGGTGAGTGGCTATCAGGTGCCATCTATGACAAGAACCACAAGCTCGTTGCTGTGGTACGAAGAGTGAGAGGCAACATCTTCATAGAGGGCAAAGTCTTCAAGTAATCAATATGGCCCCCTTCATCGGGGGTTTACTTATGAATGAAAATCTACGTGGTGACAATACAGAGAACAACTGCACAGTCTTCTCTGATTCTATTTACAAGGTTGGGAGAGGACATGCCTGGCAGTGGGAGCATGAAGATAGCAACATAAGGGTATGCAGTACGTGTGGCAGACGAGAATTCAACTTTAGAGGTAATGATGTTAAGAATGTACCAGAGGAAGGACCTAACAGAGAAAGAGAAACGGATTCAAAACCTAATAAAACAAGGAGTGAGCAACAAAGAGATCGCAAATGAGCTCAACATAAATAAGAACACATTAGCATCTTATAAACGCAATATCAATATCAAATTGAAGAATAAACCCAGGTTATTTCTTGTTCTCTCTAATGTAGCATAATTGCTCAATGTATGCCCATTCTGTGGGCATACGTTTTGTCACAATTGTTTCTCAAAGCGCTTAAATTAGGATTGTACAAAGGAACAAAAAAGAACTATAATTAATATTCATTCGTGCAAATATTATTACAAGGGGTTGACATGGCAGAATTAGCTTTGGCAAGACCATTAGCTTCAAATAGTATTGAATCAGTTAAGTTTATGAATGAGGACTTGGCAAGATCAGGTTTAAGTCCAGAAGATGTTAGAGCATACCCAGTAGCACCAATTGCAATGGGTTCATGTCCAGGTTATTGCATTCCATATGCAGACCCGCGAATGTATCGCATTAGATACAAACGTGATGAAGATAAATACATCCAGCCTAAGGGCTTAGTGAATGTCTGGTGGTCTCATACACAAAGTAAAGAGACTTTCAGAAATGCCCCCACTCTCTACATTATTGAAGGCGAGAAAAAAGCAGCTAAGTTTGTAAAGACTTGGCCGCATTTGCCTACCCTCGGTATTGGTGGTGCATGGAACTTTCAAAGGAAGAACGAAGCAGGTATAAGGATGCTTCTTCCTGAGATCCTTAAATGCCTTACTCCAGGTATGAATATTGTAACCATCTTTGATGGCGACATTATGTCTAAACCAAACATTCAACAAGCAGCTTATGAGTTTAATAGGCTGCTAGCTCAACAAGAATGTACATTAAAGCTATTCCGCACACCTGTAGGTAAAGGTGTTGATGACTGGCTCGTAGAATGTCCAGAAGCAACACTCCATGATCTAAAAGAGATACCGTTTGAGCATCTTGCTATTGGTCGTAAATCGGTTTATGATGCATTAGAGTTACAACTATCTGATAAGGGACTAGCAATTCCTAATGAATCTAATATACGCAAATTGCTTTTATTCTATTATGGAAAAGATCTAGTTAATGATAGACGAAGAGGTCTTAAACTCAAAAACAATTACATTACGTTTGAGCAGCTCATGGCGGACGCCAGTAGGTACATACAAGAGCAGCATATGGCTCAAGCTTATGTATCTCGTATTAGCAATGCACTTGAGTATTTTCTTCAAGATGTTGGGTGTGATTTAGTTAAAGAAATGTTCCAGAAACTTGAATGGGACGAAGAGGAACGACTTAATAGTTGGGGCGCAGAACACTTCGAATCTGACATGCCAGAGTACTGTGCTGAATGGGGGCGATTGCTGATGACTGGCTTGGTGTTCAGAGTGCTACACCCAGGTACAAAGGTCGACTACATCCCTATTTTAGTTGGCCCCCAAAACATAGGCAAGACAACATTCTTTGAAGATCTTGCAGTCTTTGATAGTGAGAAGTATTACCATTCATGCAGTAATATCACACCAGATGTAGGTGATGCCCAACGTACGCAGTGCATTGCCTTTAACAAGAATCTTATTGTAGATCTTGGTGAGGGGGCAGCATTTAATCCTCGTAAAGTTGACCAAGAGAACTTTAAGCAATTCATCACTCAGACCCAGGACGAATATCGCCCCCCTTACAGCAAGTCAACTACTATCAATAGACGTAGCTTTATCTTTGTAGGTACAAGTAATAGACGTGACCAGATAACAGATCATTCTGGTAGCAGACGGTTTCTTCCTATCTATGTTACTAAGATTGAGCGGATGCCCTATGAGAAAAAGCTCCAGATCCTTGCAGAGGTTGTAGCTAAGCAGCATGAGATAGCAGCTAGTGAGTGGTGGAAATTAAATGTTGATTGGAACAAGATGCCTCTGCCGCTTAAAGAAAGCAGACCACATGTTGATGATCCACAAGCATTAGTTAATAGCCAGTTCACTAAAGAAGATGAGTTTACTGACTTTGTTCTTGGTATACTTGAAGCAGGAGAAGCAGCACGATTTAGAAACACTACAGCTACCACAACTAAAGGTGATTTGTTTATTTCTAGCAGCTATCTTTCAGCTAGACATGTTGGCAAATTACTATCAACACATGCAAATGCAAGACTTAATGATCTTGTATTAGACGTTTTATTTCCATGGGAACTAATAAAACATAAACCACGTCTTAGTCAGTTACATGTGCCAGATGAATACCTGGTATATTATACTGATGGAATTAAAGACCCAGACAAAATGTTAACAGGTTTTAAAGCAAGGAAAAAGACATGACTTTCAGACCACTACTTGCCGCAACAGTCGAGGATGTCAGGCAAGTAACATATCCAAAGTTAACGTCCCCCAAACTTGATGGTATACGATGTATCATTCATGAGGGTAGAGCGGTTAGTAGAAATCTTAAACCTATTCGTAATAACTATATTCAAAACTGTTTAGCTGGAATGCCTAATGGTTTTGATGGAGAGTTGATCGTAGGTGCTCCTATTGGTGAGTTAGTGTTTAACCGCACTACATCTGGTGTAATGTCTGAGCATGGAGAGCCAGACTTTAAGTTCTATATCTTTGATAATGTATTAGATCCGCTTCCATTTGAAGATAGATTCAGTAAACTTCTTGATATACCTTTTCCACATCATACACAAGTGGTAGATCATTGGTTTACAAGAAATGAAGAAGAACTCCTACGTATAGAAAAAGAATATCTTGAAGTAGGTTATGAAGGTATCATGTTACGTGATCCTCTTGGCAAGTATAAGCATGGGCGTAGTACGATGAACGAACAGATCCTTCTTAAGTTAAAGAGGTTCAGAGATGGGGAAGCAATCATTACACACTTTGAAGAAGGTGTGCATAACCTCAATGAGGCTACTAAGGATGCTCTAGGTTTGACTAAGCGTAGTACACACCAGGATAACAAAGTGGGGAGCGAACGTATAGGAACATTGTATGGTACAGACCTCAAAACTAGAGAGGTGTTATGCATCTCCCCCGGTCGCATGACTCAACAAGATCGTGCGTTGTTCTTCAAGTATCCAGGTATGATCCTGGGTAAAGTTGTGAAGTACAAAACGTTTGACTATGGAAAGGTTAATGCCTCCCGCTTCTGCACCTTCCAAGGTTTCAGAGAGTTGGGCACATAGATGGGTGTAACAGGAAGTAACAGGGTATTTACAATAGGAGAAAAGGGCGTTATAATTGTATTTACAACGCAGTGTTGTAATTAGGAAAAATATGGAATTAAAAGATCTAGGTGAAACTATTGACTCTCTTTATGCTCTCAGGCAACTACGTCTTGAGAAACAAAGAGAGATTGATGACATGAAGGCTACTGAGACAAACTTGAGACAAGCTATCATTGGCTTACTCGAAGATGCAGGTCTGGCCAAAGCATCAGGTGGTATGGCAACTGCAGGTATCAAAGTAACAGTTGAACCACTAGTTACTGATTGGGATCCAGTGTTTGAGTATATTAGAAAGGAGAACAAGTTTGAGTTGATTCAGAAACGCATTAGTGCTCCAGCATGGAGAGAGCTGAAAGAGTCAGGCATCCTGGTACCTGGCACCGAAGAGAATCCAGTAGTTGATATTTCTTTAACTAAGTCTACAAGAGGTTAAGATGGCCACAGATTTGACAACCATTCAAGAGCGGATTGCACAGCAACTCGCTCGACAACAGGAGACAGCCACTGGGCTGCGTACTACTGGTGCATTCATCAAGTTCAAAAATGCACAGATGAAGATCGATGGCACACCCATTCCGAATAATATGGTGGATGTGCGAGTATTGGCAGCAGTAGGTGAGCGTACATTCTATGAAGGAGAGTACGATGCGGACAAAGTCCAGGTTCCTGATTGCTACTCTGTCAACAGTGATAAACCGCATCCTGAGGCGGCGTCTCCTCAAAGTGAAGTATGTCGGGACTGTCCCCATAATAAATGGGGTACAGGACCGCGGAAGCGTGGCAAAGCATGTCGCGAGGGTGCTCGTATTGTGGTTGTTCCGGCTAACGTCCCGTTGAAGACAGCCCCCTTGTATATGGCTAAGATTCCAATCACATCATTGAACACAGTAACTGCATTTACTTCGAGATGCAGTCAATCTGGCAAGATGATGGGAGAGTTTGTCACTCAGCTGTCTGTCGTGGAAGACAATAAGTCATTCTTTAAGGTGCATCTGAATATTAAGGAGATCACAGGTGACATGGACCAAGGTGAGCTCCTTGCTAAGCAGGACGAAGCATTCGATCTTGCTGTATCTCCTTATCCAGATATTGAAGTGCCTTAAACTATAGATCCCCCTACATCAGTCTGCCATAGCTGATGTTTTCTCCCCGACGATCTCTCCTGGTCGTCGGGGACTTTTTCCTTTCTTAAAGGTATAAGATATGTTGATTGCATTAGACTTTGAATCGGAGGCCATTGAGCCTCGTCCTAAGTATCCACCTGTTCCCGTTGGCTTAGCGGTAATGCCAGATGGCAATGAAGGATGGTACAATGCCTGGGGACATCCTTCATTCAATAACACAACAAAAGATAGTACAGGTAGAGCACTTGAAAGAGTACTTAGTAATGAAGAAGATGAATTCATCTTTCATAATGCACCATTTGACTGTGACATTATACAAACTCATTTTAATATTGTGGTTCCTTGGGATAGAGTACATGACACTATGCTTATGGCATTTATGCTAGATCCGTATGGGGAGCTGTCACTGAAGCCTCTTGCAGAGCGTCATCTCGGTGAGCCCCCCACTGAACAAGAAGAAGTAAGACAGTGGCTAGTAGCTCATGGTATATGCAGTGCCAATGCCAAAGACTGGGGTGCACATATAGCTAAGGCTCCAGGCGACCTGGTAGGACGTTACGCTATAGGCGACGTGCGAAAGACATTAAACCTCTACAAGTTCTTTAAGCCTAAGCTTGCTCATCGGAGGATGATATGAATGCATACGAGCGAGAGATGCGCCTTATGCCACATGTCATCAAGATGGAGGAACGCGGCATACATATAGATGTCCCCCTCCTCCGCACTGACATGAACTTCTACTTTAACAAGATGTCAGAGATGGATGACTTCATCTCAATGAAGTGTAAGCGTAAGGTGGATGTTGATAGTAATGATCAGTTAGCAGATGGAATAGAGTTTGCTGGTCTATCTAAAGGCTTTGCGTCTACACCTACAGGTAGGCGGTCTACATCTAAAGAATCATTAATGGGGGCGATAGCTGACCCCGAATTGCTAGGTGCTTTGCTGATACGCGGATCACTAGCTACTTGCCTTAGAACCTTCTATCAACCTTGGTATTCTGCAGCTCGTAAGACAGGAAAGCTCTATGTCAAATGGAATCAGATCAGAAATTATTCGGATACTGGAGCAAGAACGGGAAGATTTAGCAGCTCACCTAACTTTCAGAATGTGCCCACAGACTGGGATAAATTGCTTGTACAACTTGGAAGCATTGGATATAACCTTAACTTTCCATTGCCACAAATGCGGAAGTATATTATCCCTGCGCCTGGATACGTTCTTATTGGAAGAGACTATAGATCACAAGAGATGCGACTGTTAGCGCACTTCACTCAAGGGGCGCTAATGGAAGCGCTCATAGCTAATCCTGAGTTGGATGTGCATGAGATCGCAGGGAAGATGGCAAACATCTCGAGAAAACTGTCAAAGACAATGGGCTTCGCAATTCTGTATGGTGCAGGTGCAGCTCGAGTAGCAGAACAATTAGGAATCACAGTATATGAATCTAGAGACCTTAAAGCACGTTATCTTAGGGCACTACCAGAGATTAAGAAGTTCACTAAAGAAGTCAATGACAAAGCAGCATATGGTGAAGGAATCACTACTCTGGGTGGCCGTTACTATAGTATCCAGTCTCCTGCTATTGTCAAAGGGGTTCTGAAGTCCTTTGAGTATAAGCTGGTGAACTACAAGATTCAAGGCTCAGCAGCTGATCACACAAAGGAAGCCATGTATCAGTATGCAACTACAACAAAGACTGGACATCTCCTACTGACTGTCCATGACCAAAACGTCATTGAAGTGCCAAAAGATGATATAATGTCAGAACGCAAGATCTTTGCTGATGCAATGAATGGATCCTTTGCGGATGTGCTTAAAGTCAAAATGTTATCTGATGAGTGCATAGGTTATGACTTTGCAAACCTCAGGTCATTTGACGAAGGCGAAAGAATAGATAGTCTTTTAGGACGAAGCGAAAGGAATTATGATGGATATCAAACCAATACTGTTTAATCAGCCATGGGGCTTTACAAAGCTCGATGTGTTCCGAACTTGTCATGCCAAGTTCAAGTACCAGTTCATTGACAAGTTGCCACAGAAAAGCAGTGCAGCACTTGAACGTGGAGGTGAAATTCATGAAGCCATTGAAAGCTATCTTAATGGATGGGCGAGTACACTTCCTGAGGAAGTGGAAGCATGGAAAGATGCGTTGGACCTTATTAAAAAGGAGGATTATCATGGAGAAAAAGCCATCGGAATCGCGCGTGATTGGAGAATCCTCCCCGATTGGTTCCACAAAGACACCTGGCTCAGAGTCAAAATGGATACCTACTATCGGAGCAAGCAAAGACTCCACGTCATCGACTACAAGTCAGGAAAGTATCGCATCCCCTCCACCGATCAAGTCGAGCTCTACGCCATCGCAGGAGTCTCCATCTACCCAGACATTGACGAAGTCGAAGCCGAGTTCTGGTTCATCGACACTGGTGACGTCTATAAAAAACTTTATCAAAGGCAAGAGCTGATTGAGCTTAGAAAGAAATATGAGAATGAATCGGATGCAATGTATGTTGAAGCTCAATGGCTCCCACAACCATCTAGTGAGTGCCGTTGGTGCCCTTATAGCAAGACTAAGGGGGGGCCATGTCGATACTAAAGAAGGAAGCAGAGATAGAGTTCGCGTCAAGAGTCATAGCCAAAGGAAGCAAATGCACACTACTCAAGATCCAGGGAGTGAAGGGGTGGCCAGACAGGATACTGCTGACCCCGAACGGGAACGTCGCATTCCTCGAATTCAAGACCCCTCTTGGGGAGCTAGCACCGCTGCAAACGCACCATCTAGTGCAGCTCAGGGAAATGGGATACCCGATCTTCGTTCCGAGGTCGAGCGAGCAATTCAAGCAGATTATGTCGCTAATGCTTTCAGCGCCCCGATCTGGCAGCCTAGACCATATCAGGTACGCGGCGTCGATTGGCTCCTACGACCTGAAAGTGCTCTCTTCTTACCTCCTGGGCTAGGCAAGACAGCGATGGGCCTTGCGGCTATCTTGATGCTCAGGAAGATGAAGCTTAACTATAA